GATCACCGGCACGACCGGCGGCAGCACGTCCGCCCTGATCGACGGTGCCGATCTCGTGGAAGCGACGGACTGGGATCAGGTCGATCAGATTCGCGTGCAGCGAGACGAGGCGGACGGCGAGGGCGAGGCTTCGGTGTCGCTCTGTCTGTTCAGCTAAGGCGACCGGATGAAGAAGGGGGCAGAGGTACGGCTCAAGTTTTTCGACCATGCCCACGGCACGAAGCGACTGGTCCCCTGTACCGTTTACGGCCAAGTGCTGAAAGTCACGAAGAAGAAAGTCGTCGTTGAATCGTGGGTGTGCGAGGGTGACGCTGCCTGTCAAGATGCCAACAATGAGCGGTTCGTCATCGTCCGGGCCGCGATCAAGAAGGTCAAGGTATTCGACTGAGGCACATCGGGCTGGGTTGCAGTGGCGGGGTTCTCCGGGTCTCGCCCCGCCACTCCCCGGCCTCCTGCTTTACGACAAAGGAGACTTGCATGGCCCTGCTACCGTCCGCACAAGAGGAAATCGTTTCCACCCTGCTCGGCACCTGCCGGACTGCGACTGACCTCGCGGCCGAGTACGGCGTCGAGGAGGATGAGATCGAACGGCTCGCGGCCCAGAACGGAATCGAACGGTGCGTCACCTGTGATTGGTGGTGCGAGTCCCACGAGATCGAGTCCGAAGAATGTGAGGACTGCCGGGATGAATAAACCCAGCCGACGCCAAGCATTGATCCGGGCCGCGAACTACCGATTCGAGGTCCGTTTGTTCTCTATCGACCCCTCCGGTGAGACGTTCGAGGCCACGTTCTACGACCGCGACCCGATTGCGGGCGAGATCGTCTGGGGTGACTTCGAGCCGTCCGCCACGCTCCGCGAGGTCCTCGTCGAATTGATCGGTGAGGAGTCGGCCAGTCGGGGTCAACGTGACGCCCGAACGCTGGAGGCCCGAGAGCGGTGCCTGAGCCAACGACTGGAGGACCTGCGATGACCCGCCACCTGCTGACCCTGCTCATCGCTTTTACGCTCATCTCCTGCACGTCGGTGAAGGTGCCGGAGTGGTCAGTGCCGGAGACCGTGTGGAAGATGCGGGATCAGTGGGCGTGCGGCAATGAAGACCTGATGCCGTGGGTGGATGAGTGGCAGGCCGAGATCGCCTACCGCTACGAGGAGTTCTTCCTCATCATGGTCCACGGCGAGACCTTGTACGGCGAGTGGCACGTCTTCCCTGATCGCGGCGGACCCGTGCCGGTCACGGCCCTGATTGCCCGTTTCCGGCAGCGGGGTGTGGAGGGCCAGATTGTACTGGTCGTTTGTAACCCCGGGGGCCATCGTTTAAACGTCCCGGACGTGAGCTACGCCACAAGGAATGTGTGGGTCGTGCCGGATCGCTATGTGAACGATCTGTTCTGGTCTATGTTTCGAGATTTGCCGGAGGACGGCATCGGTACGATTCACGAGTTCACCCACAACCCCTAGGAGAATTATTATGCCTACCCCTGACACAATCCCTGCCTTACAGGTGGCTGCCGACCCCGATTTCCACAAGCGGCTTCGTTTGCTCCTGCTGGATGTCGCGTTGGATGTGCTGAGTGAGAACGCCAGCACACCGAATCACGATGAGCGGTGTCGCTATGCGGTATCCGTGTTTCGCAACCAACATGATGCTGCCCAACGAGCCGCGTATGTGGTGGTGGCATCGCGTATCGAGGCCGTGGCGGGCGTTACTGACCACTTGCAGTTCACCGATACGGCAGTCCGCACGGCTCTCACATCGGTGTTCAACAGTCTGGCGGGCGTGTACGAACCTGAGACAGCGGGGTAATTGAATGGCACTCCCCACCCCCGAATCCGCGTATTTTCAGCACTTAGCGTCTTTGAAGGGCGTGTCGGCAACGAGCTTTGATTATGCTCTGCCGTCTTCACCCACAAGCTATGTGCTGGAGGAACTCATCAATGGTGCAGATGGTACAGCAGTCGGTTCCGGTTTCACCGCGAACGGCGGTATCGCGACCGGCGACGAGATCGTATTCGACGGTTCGACTGATCGCATTGAATTGCCAACGTTAGGTGACGCGGGATCGGTTCTCGACGATGGTTTCGGCATGGCCGGGTGGGTTTCGCCCGACACGGGCGGAACGAACCAATCGTGGTTGAGCTTTTTCCGGGCAAACGAGACAGCGGTTGTCGTTCAGCTTAACGATGACGCGGCAGGCGAAATTGGCGGATTTATACAAGCCTCCTCACTTTCCCTTAGCCGCTATAACTTTGGTGCTGCGGGCACGCCACTGGGTACGGGCGAGCAGCAATACACCGTGATCTCGCTGGACCCATCGGCCGGGACGGGCTTTATAATGGTGGATGGTGTTGCCGCCTCCATCGTAATTGATGGCGTCAATACGTTCCCCGGGGGAGTCGCAGAGAACTTTATCGCACCCCCTTATCTCGGTGCGAACAACGCTCCGGGGGCGACGATCAACAACTATTTCGCCGGTTCGCTCCGCCCGCCTAAGCTGATGTTCGGGGCGACGTGGACGCAAGCTGAGGCGGGGATGTTGACTCAGACGGCAGCGGGCGGATCGCCGATGCTGCTGGCACCTAATCGCATTTTCTAACGTAAGGATACAACCATGGGCTGTGAAGGACGACCGTTTAAAGGTGAGGTGGACTCGGCGGATGCGTCGAGCGGCGTGGCGTTTACGCTCTACGAGAATGGCTCGCTCTCGGGGTACACCCTCAAAGATGAGGAGTACCTCGAAATCCACGCAGTCGAAGTCGTAACTGTGGCCGGAGGGGACACTCATATCTTCACCGGAGCGGATGCGACCGCCGGGGTCGGTGAGACCGTTATTCGCGGCGAGTTTGCGGCGAACGGCGGTCTAGTACAGGAGTTGACTCCGCCCCACGCGGGCGGCGTCGGGCATCTCCCGTATTTGGTAGCACAGGCGGGTAACGTCGATGCTGTCATACGCGGCACGATCCGGCGTGCGGGCGACAACACGGACTCCCGCCCGGATTGGCGTGAGAACAACCTCGGGCAGTAAGGCGATCCATGGGCCGACCCAAGAAGTACAATTCGCGTGAACTCACCAACCACGTTCGGCAGTTGGCGGCGGAAGCCCACGACTGGAGCGAAGCGGACGGTGTAATCACGAAGGGCGAGGCGTTAGCTCGCCTGCTCTGGCGGAAGGCCCTCGGGTACACCGAGGAGACGGTCACGGATGAGGGGGAGCGGAAGGAAGTTTTCCATAAGCCGGAGTCGTGGGCGATCCAGTTGCTCTACGACCGGATGGAAGGGAAGACGCCGCAGGCCGTCCCCGAAGACGAGGATCGCATCAAGGCAGCCGACCGTGTACGCGAGTTGGCCGCAGGCCGTTTAAACAGTCTCGCACAAGAAGCCGTCGGGGCCAGTGCCGAAAACTTGAAGCAACAAGGTCCGCCGAAGAAGCGGAAACGCGATGCCGAATGAGTTCGCCATCAAGCCGACGCTGGAAGCCAGCTTTCCGCAGTTCCCCACGTTCTGGGAGGACCCGGAGAGCGGACTGTTAGTACCGAAGAACCCCACTGCCAACCTGAAGTGGCGGGCCGACATTCTGGCGGCGGCGGAGGAAGACTCGACGCTGCAAGAGGACCTCTACACGGCCTGCTCGAAGTCACTCCTGTTCTATATCAATGCGTTTGTGTTTACGCTCCGTGTCTTCGAGCCGGACGCCGAGACTGGCCGCGTGAAACAGGCCGAGCACCGGCACGTCCCGATGGTCACGTGGCCGATACAGGACAAACACCTGCTCCGCCTTGAGCACTGCGTCGAATATGGTGAGTCCCTCCTCACTGATAAGTCTCGTGACATGGGGGCGACGTGGGACCACATCGCGTTATACTCCCACCGCTTCCTGTTCCGGGACGCCGAGTCACACCTGATGCTGTCGCGTAAAGAGGATGCGGTCGATCAACTCGACGGCCTGCCTCGCAACTACCCCTACGGGCCGCTTGCGGACCCGGGCACGTTGTTCGGCAAGCTCGACTACATCTTCAGCCGGTTGCCGGAGTGGATGGTCCCCCCGATCAATCGGAAGAAGATGCACATAGTCAACGCCGCCAACCAAACCCGCATCGACGGGGAATCCGCGAACGCGACGGCCGGTAGTTCAGACCGCCGGGCGTCGATCTTCATGGACGAGATGGCGAAGATGGCGGAAGGTGAGTCCATCAAGCGATCCACCCGCGACGTGACCGCGTGCCGGTTCCCCTGCTCTACCCCGAACGGTGCCGGTACGGCATACTCTAAGTGGCGACTGTCCGGCACAATCCCGGTGTTCATTCTGCCGTGGTGGGAGCACCCGGAGAAAGGCCGTGATCGGTACGTGGCGGAGGACGATCTGGGCCGGTTTAAGATTCGCAGTCCGTGGTACGACATGGAGTGTGAGGCCCGGTCGCCCAAGGAAGTCGCCATCGAGATCGACATGGACCACGTGGGGTCCGGCGACACGTTCTTCGAGGGCGTCATTCTGGAGGAGCACAAGAAGCTCTTTGCGAAACCGCCGCTCCGAAACATGAACATCACCTTCATCAAGAAGCTGGCAGATGACCGCATCCCAGACATCATCGCGAAGAAGGAACTCGAACAACTACGGTACACCCCGGGCGGTCCATGGCGGGTATGGGTGCCGCTCCAGAAGGGTCGGCCGGACCAGTCGAAGACGTACACGATTGGCGTGGACATCTCCAAGGGCCAAGGGGCCTCGAACTCGGTCATGTCGATCATGTGCAACGAGACTCGTGAGAAGATCGCGGAGTACGCCGACGCTAACACCCCGCCCTACGAACTCGCCCGGCTGGCCTGTGCCGCCTGCATCTGGGCCGGTGGCAAGTCTCAGGCACTCCTGATCTGGGAGAACAACGGTGATCCGGGGTTCGATTTCGGGCGGCAGATCGTCCACGTGTTCCGCTACCCCAACGTCTACTTCAGCCGTCAGGCCGGGACCGTCGCCGAGAAGCGAGGGAAGCGGTACGGATGGCGGTCCAGTCAAGAAGAAAAGGCGGCGGCACTCGGCCTGCTACGACGGGCTTACGCCCACGGCGGATTCATCAACCACAGCGAAGAAGCTCTGACCGAAGCGTCCACCTACGTCCACTACGACGGCGGCGGGATTGGTCCGGCGGAACTTGTCGAGGAGTCGGCATCCGCCCGGAAGACACACGGCGACCGCGTAATCGCCGACATGCTGTGTCTGGTCGGGGCCGGTGACGCCCCGAAGACCAAGAAGCAAACCACCAACGCCCCCCACCGGTCATTCAAAGGTCGAATGGAGCGGTGGAAGCGGCGAAAGAAAGCGGCTGCCCAGAAGACCCGGTTTGACTTCCGCACTGCAAGGAGTGTTTAAACATGCCAGCCGATATCTCCCCGAAAAAAGTACAAGACTCAGTGCATCGCGGGTTCGACCGATTCCAGAACTTCCGCAATGCCCGCCTTATGTTCCTCCGGAACTACGTGGGTCAGTATTACGACCGCGACCAAGGCGAGGTCGGAACCGAGGCCCTCAACCTGATTTTCAACGCCATCCGCATCCTCGTGCCGAACATGGTGATGAACTTCCCCCAGCACAAAGTCACGAGTGACTACCTCGTCTCGCGGGAATACGGGGAGCTTCTCGGGATGGCCCTGTCGTGGCACGACAAGCGGAACCGGATCAGGGACGTGTACCGGCGAGTTATCGTCGATGCGATTTTCACTCTCGGTGTCCTGAAGACCGGGCTTGCGGAGAGTAGTAGTGTCTACGCCTTCGACGAGTACGATCAGGTGGATGCCGGAGAGGTTTATACGGAGGCCGTAGACTTCGACAATTTTGTCGTCGATCCGGCTTCCCGCGATCACCTGTTCCGTGATGCGGCGTGGCTCGGGGACCGAATCTGCGTGCCCCGTGACCAGCTACTCGAATCAGGTCTCTACAACAACGATCTCATCGAGCGGCTGCCGACAGCGGGCCAGCAACCAAACAAGGACGACTACGCTTCCAAGCTGTCGATGAAGAACATCAACTCGTCCGACGACTACGAGCTTCAAGACGAAGTGGAGATCGTCGAACTCTGGGTTCCCTCGGCCAACGCTCTTGTGACCGTGCCCGGCTCGAAGCACGTCAGTTTCGACGATTACCTGCGGGTCGATGAATATTACGGCCCGGACGACGGCCCCTACACCATGCTCGCCCTGACTCCTCCGGTGCCCGGCAACCCGCTGCCGGTGCCGACGGTTGGCGTGTGGAACGATCTGCACACGCTGGGCAACCGCATGGCCAAGAAGATCATCGACCAAGCGGAGCGGCAGAAGGACATCGTGACCTATCGCCGGGCGTCGGCCGACGACGCTCAGGAGATGCTGGATGCGGGCGACGGGGAGGCCGTAGCCAGTGACGACCCGGATGGTGTCCGCGTGTTGTCGTTCGGCGGGCAACAGCAGTCGAACGAAATCCATCTCGCCCAGTTGCAGAACTGGTTCAACATGCTCGCGGCTAACCCGCAGCAGATCGGCGGCGAGCGATTCGACGCGGACTCGGCCACGGAAGCCAAACTCCTCGCTCGTAACGCGAGCATCGGCATCGAGGACATGAAGGACCTCGTGTACCAGATGGCCGCAGACGAGGCCCGCAAGCGAGCGTGGTACTTCCATACCGATCCGCTGATTCAGGTGCCCCTGATCCGGCGTGTCAACCTGCCTGCGGACTTCCGCATGGGACCCGGGGGCCAGCCGCAGATGACGGCTCCGGCGATGACCAAGGAGGTACAGGTGTACCTGACGCCGGAGGCCCGCCGGGGAGACTTCCTCGACTTCACGTTCAACGTCGAGCCAGAGTCGATGGGCCGGAAAGACAGCAACACGCGTTTCCAAGAATCCATGGACTTCGCCGTGAAGATCATGCCCGCTGCGATGCAAGCAGCCCAGACCGCCGCCTTATTAGGTATTCCGTTCTCGGCTCAGAAGTTCATCACGCGGATGGCGAAGGATCGCGGGATCGACTGGATGGACGAAGTGTTCTACGACCCCGAGTTCCAGCAGACGATGATGATGCGGATGATGGCCGGACCCGATCCCGCCCAGTCGCAGGGGCAGGTACAGCAGCCCAACGCAGGGGCCGGGGGCGGTCCACAGGCCAACCCCCTTGCTGCCCTCCTTCAGAATGGGCAGCCCGGTCAGGTCGGGAAGACGGTCAGCCCTGAGACCCGGGATCGGCAGGAGTCGCAGGGCGGGGCGACGGCTCAGGCCCAATCTGATCTAAAACGCGGCATGTATTAAGGAGACTCTTATGCCACTTTACTGCTACATCTGTCCCCAATGTGACAGAACTGACCTGAAGTTCGCCCCCATGAGCGAAGCCAGCACGCCCGTGGCGTGCGAGTGCGGGGCTGATATGGCCCGTGACTTCCGGGCCGAGCGTGCCGGGAACCACATGGCGGTCGAGTTCAAGAAGCCCATCGAGATGTTCAGCGTCGGGTTGAACACCGATGACGAAATCCGGGAGTTTAAACAGCGGTGTCCGGATGTGGATGTGGCCACCGACCCGGATGATGACCTGTACGGTGTGCCAATCGCCCGGAATCGACAACAAAAGCTCGCGGCCTTGGACGCCGTGGGGTTCGAGGAGAAAAACTAGAAAACCCTTGACAATCCCCGAAGATATGGTATAATTCATTCCAGACATGGCCCTTACCCCGCACTGCGGCAACGGCCGAGGAGCACACAGTATGACGACCCCGAACGACGAAACAGTCCAACAGGACACCGAGACCCCAGAGGGTGGCGGGCAGCAGACCTCGCAAGAGCCGGAGTTTGACTACACCGCCCTAGAGAC